AAACGGGGCAACCCGTCGCGCCGTGATGCGGCGCCTGATGATGGCCACAGCCAAGAAAGAAATCACCATGCAGACCAAGAGCAACAAGACCATCCGTATCGACCTCGACACTCTGAACGACGGCGCCAACGTGGAAGCGCTCGAGGATGCCATCATCGCCGAGTTCCCCGAAGCAGACGTTGTCATCAGGAACACGGGCCGCGGGACCGAGGTCGAGGGATTCGAGGACGACGACGCCGCACGGGCCGCGCTGCGCGCGGTCGTCGAGTGCGCTGACTTTTGACAGGCCGAAACGGGGCGGCCGTGCGTGATCAGGGCGGTCCGGCAGGTCGGCAACGAAAGCGAGGCTGCATGAACATCCGAGACGGAAAGCTCGGCGATGTGCTCGCCGACCGTGACGGGGCGATTTGGCTGCGGGGAACGGAAAAGGCGCGGGTGCTGTACGACCCGTCGTGTGATGTCAGTGGCGACGACGACACGCGCGGCGCCGACGCCTTACCGATCAGCTACGTCGAGGAGTTCGGCCCGTTCACCGTCCTCTACCCGCAGGCGGACGCGGTGGCGGACGAGCGCCTGCGCGATGCCGAGCGCCGGGCCGAAGAGGCCGAGGCACGCGACGCGCACAACCGCGCCGAAATCGAGCGCGTCATCGGGCCAACACTGGTCGCGATGAAACGGGCCGGGGTCGACTCGCTGCCCAATGCGACGGATGAACTAATCCGCCGGTTGGACGCAGCCGAGGCCGAGCGCGACGCGCTGCGGGCCGAATCCGCGCGGCTGCAGGCCGAACTTGATGCCGCCCGCGCAATCATCGAGAGCGGGGCGCCTGTATCGGCGCGGGATGACCTGAGCGGGCTCGCGGGGCAGGTGAGCGGATGACCCTGCCGCTCCTGAATCGTAGCCAGGTCGGTCGCGCGGCCCGAGCACGCGGTGAGCGTCTGGAGGACTGGCTCGACGCATACCACCAGACTCTTGCCCGTGACGGCGTGGCGTACATGCGCCGCGTCGGAGCGCCCGTCTCAGTGCTCGGCCGGGTGTCGGTCGATGTCCGTGGCCGACACCTGTTCCGCGCCGCCTGGGACGGGTATCAGGGCGTCGATTTCGTGGGCCACGATGGTGGCGGGCGGCACATTGCGCTGGAGGCCAAGACGCACTCGGGGCCGGACTCGTGGGACTCTGGCGTCGACCCATCGGGCCGAGGCGTCGAGGGCGGTGCGCTCCAGCCCCGGCAGTGGCGAGAGCTGCAGCTGGTCGCCGGATGCGCCGGCCTGGCGCTCATCGTCCTGCAGGCCTGGGACCACTGCTACCGCATCAGTCCTGCCCTACTCGCTGAGCATGTGGCTCGCGTCGGCCGGCGCACGGTGCGAGCGTCCGAGGTCGATAGCATCGGATGGCGGCTCACTGGCGTCAGGTGGTTCGAGCCATGAGTAGGGAAGTCTGCCGGCGCACGGTGCGCGTCACCGAAATCAACAGCTTTGTAGCCCGCGGGCTGCAGTGGGGAGGGTAGCAGTGGCGAACTGCATGAAGTTCATCGACCTCGGCGACGGGGTGACCATCATCTGCAACCGCGAGTTCGCGCACGATGGCCCCTGCGGCATCTCGCGCCCACAGCACGCGCGATGCTGCGACCATCGGCGCCAGTCGGACGAGGCCGGGTGCATCCGTGTGGCGCTTCACGATGGCCCGCACAAGTTCGGGGACGAGAGGGCCGCACCATGAGCAAGCGGCAATGCAGCGCCAGCGCATGACATTCGCCGCCTCGCACGCGATGGCCTCGGCACCCGGGGGCTCGCAGCCCGGCGTGACGGTCGACGACTACGCCCGGCACGTTCTCGCGCGGTGGACGCGCTTCGGCGAGGACATCGTCGCTGGGGCTGTGGCGCACATGTGGCGCGCTCAATTGAATCCAGAGCGTCCCGATGGGATGTCCATCATGCGGTGGATCGACGTGAATCTGACGGTCGAGGATGCGAGCGACGCAGGTGCATCATGCCGCTGACCATGGCCTCGTCAGGGAGCGGGAGCGGCGTCAGGAGGTTCGAGCCATGAGTATCGTGTTCGCGATCGGCGCGCTGGGGCTGCTGTACCGGGTCGTGACGGCATGACCGCGCTCGGCATCGTCCAGTCCCTGCTACTCATCATCGGAGCAGCCGATACAGCGTGCGCCGAGTCCGGCCGCGACTACCGCGACGGCGCGGTCGTGCTCCAGGTCGTGCGCACCCGGGCCCGGCTCGACCGACGCGGGTGGGCGCGCTACGACGGCACGCTCTGGACCGCGCTCTGGTCGCCCGGTCAGCACGCGCACGGCTGCCGCTGGCCGCTGACATGGCGGCACGTCGAGCTCGGCGTGCGGTTCGTGACCGACACCCTCGACGTGCCCGAGTGGGCGCGTGACGCTCTATGGTACTGTGGCGGATACGATAGACCCGGCTCATGCGCTGCTCGTGGTGGGCGGCGCGTGCTCGGTCGGATCAAGCACACGTACTGGGGTCGATGATGGCGAGGCCAACTAAGCTACGGCCGGCAGTGAGGTCGGGCCTCATTGAGGCGGTCGAGTTGGGCGCGACGTGGGAGGCCGCTGCACAGTCTGTCGGCATTGGAGCATCGACCCTACGTGAGTGGCGACAGCGTGGCGAGGCTGGCGAGGCGCCATTTGCGGCGCTCCTGGCGGACCTAAAAAGGGCGGACGCGGACTGCATCTCGCGCGCCCTGCAGGTCATCAGGCAGGCAGCCGAGGGTGGCCAGTGGCAGGCCGCAGCGTGGCTCCTCGAGCGCCGACACCCGGCCGACTACGGACGCCGCGTCGAGTCCCGCGTCGAGGTATCCGCGCCGAGTCCACAGGACGGCGTCCGGACTGTGCTGGAGCGCCTGGCCGGCGAAGGAGGGAGCAGCGATGGAAGGTGACCTCAGGGACCTGGTGGCACACGCGGCCATCGAAGAGCCAGCGCCGACTGGCGACGGTCGCAGCGTGACCGATGCGCTCATGGTCTACGTCGACACGACCCAGCGGACAGAGCAGCAGCGGCGCCAGCTGCAGTCTATGCTCCGCGCTCGGCGAGAGCTAGGCCGCGCTCACTACGGCACGGAACTGTGCACCAACAACGGCCGGGCGGCCTACATCGACTGCCTGCAGGAACTGCTCGACGCCGCGCTGTATGCGACCCAGGGACGCATGGAGGGACGCACGGCGCCTGTCGAGTGCATCGATGTCGCGTGGCTCATCATGCAGGTACTGACAGACCATGGCGGCGCTCTCCCTCGCTGACATCCAGCCGTTGCCCTGGCAGGCCGAGGCTCTGCGCTGCATCTTGCGGCAGAGTGGCGGCTGCTACGCATGGGCTGGCGGCAAGGGGTCGGGCAAGTCGGTCCTGGTCGGCACCGCTGCGTGCCTGCTCGCCGCGACCAGGCCGGGCGCAGAAATCGCGCTCGTGATGGACTCCTATCCGAGCCTGCGCGACATCCATCTCCCGATTATCTCGTCGCTGGCACGCAGCGCAGGCGGCGAGTGGCGAGCGACCGACACCGAGTTCCGGTGGCCGTCCGGTTCGGTCGTCCGGCTGCGTCACCTGGATACGTCCGGCGACCCTCGCATCGGTGGCAGCCCAATCGAGGGCATGAATCTGCACGCCATCATCGCCGACGAGTGCCAGCAGATCGACTCGCGGTACTGGACGGTCTGGCAGGAGCGGACCCGTGTGCAGGCGGTCGACCTTACCGGGCGAGTGTGCTCGCCGCTCGTCGTAGCGTCGGGCCTGCCTGTGAGCACCTGGTGGGTCAGCGAGGCCGCGAAGTCGGGCGGTCTGACCTGGCGGCCCAAGACCCGCGACAACACGCACAACGATCCCGAGTACGAATCGCGGCTGCGCGCGGCGATGACTGAGCGTCACGCGCGGGCCATGCTCGATGGCGAGGAGTACGCGCCAGAGGGGCAGATCGTCGAGGAGTACGTCGCGCGACTGGCTCCCGATGGCGTGCTCACCGACTGGTCACCGGACTACTCGCAGACGCGGACTGTGCTCGCGATGGACCTCGGCGCACGGGACCCGCACGCGCTCCTGCTCGCCGAGGACGCCGAGCGCGGCCGGTGGGTCGTCATGCGCGAGTGGTACAGCACCGGGACGCACATCACGGTCGGCGCGTTCTGCGCGCGCATCGCTCGTGATGCCGCTCCGCGTCGCATCGCTGGCGGTCGTATCCCCATCGACGAGGTCGTCGCGGACCCAGCTGGCGCGGCGACATCGGCGCAGACTGGGCACTCGGACCTCGACATCATCTCGCTGCATCCGCCCGAGGGGCTCGGGCTGCGGCCGGTCGTCGAGACGATCCCCGAGCGCCGCTCGGTCGTCGCCTCGCTGAATCGGATGCGACTGGCGATGGAGCGCCGCCGCCTGCTGGTGTCGTCTCGACTCGCCGAGGAAGGCGCGCGCGACCAGACAGGCCGATCGCTGCATCGGTCCCTGCTCGCGTATCGGTGGGATGTCAGGGGTCGCGAGGAGCCGATGAAGGACGGCATCAGCGACCACGCGGTCGATGCTCTGCGATACGGCGCGCGGCGCGTGCTGTGGCATCTGCCAGAGCTGGCGCTCGCGTCGGTCATCGCTCCGGTGCGCGCTGCGCCGTCACGGCATATCGGCCAGGAGCGCGACTCGCGTTGATAGCCTGCTGATAGTCTGCCGATAGCAGCATCGATGCTGCCACTTGTAGCATCGGGTGCGCGGCTGTACCCTGCGCCCATGTACGGAGTCGTCAGCACAGCCGAGAGCGCGCGTCTGCGAGACGCGACTGAGCGCCCGAGCACCGAGATGGGTGTCGGCGGCGGCTACAGTGGCGCGGGCATCTACGGCTCTGCCTACGAGCACAATCGGCGCCTGCAGGCCAACCCCGACCGCATCGCCGCATTCCGGCGCGCTATGACGCACTGGAGCGTCCAGTCTGGTGTGACTGCCTGGCGCGGACTCTGCGAGATTGCGACCTGGTCCGTGACTGCAGCCGACGACTCGCCGCAGGCCGCGCAGTACGCCGCCCACATCCGCGCGTGTCTCGGTATCGGTGCGCAGAGTCCGCTCGGCACCGAGTGGCAGGTGGTGCTGCGCCAATTGCTGCAAGCGCACCTAGAGGGCTTCGCGGTCTGGGAGATGGTCCCGGTACAGGTCGGCGGTGTGTGGTACACGCCGCTCCTGCCGCGTGACGCGACTTCGGTTGCGCGCTGGATTGTCGATGGCGACGGGCGGCTGGCCGCAGTCGAGCAGCGTCCGACCGCTGGATATGGGACGTTCCGCGTCATCCCGGCGTCGCAGCTGCTGGTGTACGTCTGCGGCGCAGTGGCGCACGACGATTACTCGGGCGAGGGCATGCTCCGCTCGGTCGAGCCGCTGTACCGGGATGTGGTAACGCTCCAGCAGCAGCTGATCGCGGGCGTCCGTCGATGGGCGACGCCTACGCCGGTCGCTCGACTCCTGCCCGACGTGTCGCGCCAGTTCGGCAACCCCGAGACTCCTGCGTTCGTACAGGCCGAGCTGGAGAAATACCAGCAGACGCTGCAGCTCTACATCTCGCATGACCAGAGTTATCTGATGGTCCCGCCATGGATTGAGCTGGCGACGTTCGGCGGAGAGCTGGGCAACCTGGCCGAGGTACAGGCCATCATCGACGCGCGTGACCGGCAGATCCTCAGCGTGGCCAGCGCGCAATGGCTCATGCTCGGCACCGCCAACGCCTCGGGGTCGTACTCGCTCTCTGAGACGCAGATGAGCGCGGCGCATGATGCGGCGCAGGCGGTCGATGACGACATCTGCCGAGGGATGCAGAGCTACATTGGCCGCGCTGTCCGCTGGCAGTTCGGGCCTAACGTGCCGGATGCGCTGATGCCGCGCATGAAGGCGGCCGGGCTCGCGTCGGAGGCGTTCGTGCGCTATCTGAGCGTCCTGCCGAGCCTCGTGTCTGCGGACCTGCTCCGACCTGACGACGCCGTGCGCGACGCGGTGCGAGCGGCGGTCGAGATGCCAGCCGAGGACCCGAGCGCGCGACCGCGAGGTCAGCGTGTCCGGCCTGCTGCCATTCCGCCGTCTGGTATCCTGACTCCATCTGCCGTCGTAGGTCAGGGCTGATGCCGCTGCGCCGAGTGCCATCCGAGGCCGTCGCCTCTGCCGTCCGTCGTGGGCTGCGCATGTACGACGCGGGCCAGGGCGGCGACGGACTCAGGCCTGAGACTATCCGCCGGGCGCGCTCCATCGCTGCTCGTGAGGCGCAGTCGGTGCGCTGGCTCACCGTCGAGGCACCCGCCTGGTTCGCTCGCCATGATGCGACGCGGCCCGATGGCGATACGGCCGGGACGCCGTGGCTCACCGCGTGGCTGCTGTGGGGCGGCGACCCAGGCCGCGAATGGGTGGAGCGCGAGAAATCCAGGCGCGGCCGCATGGAGGCCGCAGGAGAGACTGTCATGTCGATGACCATTGCGACGGCTCCTGGCCAGTCGCTCGGCGAGTTCGTCGAGGAGTTGCGGTCGGCGGCGCACGCTCGGCTCATGGGCCTCGTGCCGCCCGAGAAGGCGGCCAACTGCTGGGTGCGACTCGAGGACGACACGATCGACGAGTCCAGCGTCGTGGCCGAGGTCTGTGGTCTGGACGAGGACCGCTACTATCGGCTGACCTACTCGCGTGACGAGTCGGGCCGACTGGTGCTCGGCGAGCCTGAGGCCGTCGAGGAGGTCACGACCTATCGGCCCATCGCGTCGCCTCCGATGTCGCTGGCGCGTGGCCTGGTGCTGGAGTCGCTGCCGGTGCATGCTCCGCCCGTCGAGGGTCTGACCCGCGGTCGTCAGGTGCAGCTGCTCCGCGAGGGCGCGCTCTACGACGCCTATACGGGCGAGCACCTGCTGGACGTGACCGAGCAGCTATGCCGCGACATCGCGACGAGCGCATCGGCGCTCGGCTACGGCGTGCCCATCGACATGGGCCATGCTCTCTATCGCTCGCAGGCTGGCGAGTCGCCGACGCTGTACGGGCGTCTGACCGCGCTGGAGTGCAAGCCCGGTCGCGGACTCTACGGCACGCCCGAGTGGACCGATGCAGGCGCAGCCCTGCTCGCCGCTAACCCCGGCGTCTACTACCTGAGCCCCACGCTGCTCGGCGCGCCGCGCGACCCTCGCACGGGCGCTGACATGCCGGGCCGCATCCTGCACAGCGTGTCGCTCACTGCGACGCCTCGCCAGGACTCGCTCGATCCACTGGCGCTGTCACGCGCCGCAGCCGAGGCCACGAGCCTCACAGGAGGTGCCGACATGGCACAGCAGCAGGCCCCCATCGTGGGCGACGTGCTGGCGCTGACCCGAGAGCGTGACACGCTGCTCGACCAGATCGCCAGCGTCCGAGCCGAGCGTGACGCGCTCGCGCTGGAGAGAGACACGTACCGCGCACAGGCAGAGAGCGCCGCCACGCTGGCGGCTCGTGTCGCAGCCCTGGAGGCCGAGGCGGCTCGCGTCGCTGCGGTCGCCGAGGTCGACGCGGCCGAGCTGGCGGGCAAGATCATCACGACCGAGGCGCGTCAGGCGCTGCTGTCGATGGCCCCTGAGCACCGTGCGCTGGTCCTGAGCCACATCCCGGCGACGCGACCGACCCAGGTGGTCGGACATGCCGCCCGCACCGAGACTGACCCCCGCGCGGCGCAGGCCGCCGAGGCCAACGCAAAACTCAACCTCATCCGGAGTCCCAAATGAGCTACGGCAGCAAGGGCAACATTCCGAACTTCGTCGCCAGCGGCACGATCACCGCCGGCCAGGTGGTCAAGATCGTCGGCTTCTCCGGTGGCCTGCCCCAGGTGGCGGCTGCCGATGACGGCACGACGGCGACCGCCGATGCGAACGTCGGCATTGCGCTGGAGTCCGCGACCGACGGCCAGGTGCTCGCGGTGCAGGTTGACGGAGTCTGCGATTTCGCGACGGCGGGCGCGGTCATCGCCGCCGGGTCGCTCGTGACGACGAACGCCAGCGGCAAGCTCGCCGCTGCCGCGTCCGGCGACCGCGCGTTCGCCCGTCTGCTCGCCGGCAAGTCCTCGACGGGAGCGACCGCTGATGGTGCGCTCTGCTCGATCTCCATCCATGGCCCCATCGACATCGCCTAACAGGAGCACATCATGCCCAGTCTCAGTTCCGTCAACGTCGTCTCTCCGCTCCTGTCCGGCGCTGCCATCGGTGCAGCGCAGCAGCTGCGGCTCGTCGCGTCGGGCATGCCCCAGGCGCGAGTCCCCGCCACGAGCTACCACGGCAAGGTCTTCGTAGAGTCGAGCGCCTCGTTCATGGGTTCGCCCACAAATCTCCGGACCTCGCTGACCGCCGACTACCCCCGCACCCAGGCTGGCGACCCGACGACGGTGTCGTTCACGTGCGAGGAGTATAAGCTGGCGTCGGCGGTCATCCCCGACAAGCTGATGGAGCGCTCGCAGTTCCCGAGCGACTTGCTGTCGCGCGAGGCCGCCGCCATCGGCCGCAAGTTGGCTCTCGACATGGAGAGCCGCCTGGCCACGCTGTTCTTTTCCACGGGCAACTGGCCGGACGCCGCGCTCGCCGCTTTGGGCGGCGGCGGCATCCAGTGGAGCAGCTACACGACGGCCAAACCGGACCTGGACATCGATGTTGCGATGGTCGCCGCTCGAGAAAACGCTTACGGGCGCAACCCCGATACCATCATCCTCGGCCAGCAGGTCATCGACGCATACCGGCGGTGCCTGCAGGCCCAGGGCGTCGCCGTCGTCGGCAGCGGTGCGGCTCGCGCCGACCTGCTCACCGAGGCGGACGCCATCGGCCGCATCCAGTCCCTGTTCGGGTTGCGCGTGCTGGTCGGCTCGGCGCGCAGCAACACGGCAGCTCCCGGTCTGACCCCGAGCGGCGCGTACCTGTGGGGCAAGTCGTTCTGGATTGGCTGCTTGCAGGACGCCGACGTTGGCGTCGCTGGCTCCGACGTCATGGTGCGCCCGGTCGGCGCGCTGCTCATCGTCGAGGACCGCGTCGGTGCGGCCGGCATCAGCATGGACGGGCTTACCCTGCCCATCGCCGTGTCGGAGCACATCAGCGAGCCGCCGCAGGCCAAGGGGCGCCTCGTCGCTGGCGAGTGCTACACGGACGAGATCGTCTGCGATAGCAATCTCGGCTACCTCGTCACGGCTGTCGCTGCCTGATGCCACGCTACCGCTACACCCCGGCGAATCAGATGACGCGCATTCCAGTGCTCGGCATCAGTGCGCCCGGCGTCTACGAGCTAGACCCGGCTGACGTAGCCCGGTACGCGGGGCTCGTCGAGGGTGTAGACGGTAGGCCGTGTCTCGTGCCTGAGTACGACGTGCCCCAGGCCGTCGTCGACGCCGTCAACGGCTTCGTGGCGGCGGTCTGTGAGCCGACGCCGCATAACCCTGAGACGGACTCCATCTCCATCCCCGAGCAGCCGCCCAAGGCGCGCAAGCGCCGGGGTAGCTGATGCCGCGCACCGTCGACTGGTGCTGCGGTGGTATCGGCGGTATCACGCTCGCGCGTGGCGACCTGCCAGCGGGCATCGAGCGTCTCATCCGTGACCGAGTCGACGTCACAGACGACGCCGCATCCGAGGTCGCGGCGATGCTGCGCGAGGTCGCCGATCGACTGGCTGGCGGCCTGCGTGACTATCTCGGCGGCGGCACTCTCGACGATGCTCGCGCCTACCTGTACGGCGCGCAGCTGTCAGACGTCATCGCCATCCTCGACGAGATCACGGACGACAACGGATACCCGCTCATGGACGCCGCGCAAGAGGCGTGGCGGGATGAGCTGCAGCGTCTCTCTGGCGAGGCGATGCGGACGGCAGAGCGTGCAGGCCTCGCACTGCTCGACCCAGGATTCGATGCCGCGGGGTTCGAGGCTGCCATGGCAAGCCGATACCGCAATGCGGCAGACACCTGGGGCGTCGTCGTCAAAGAGCCATTCGCGCTCCGTATCCTGCAGTCGTTCGACGCCGCGCTGTTCGCGGACTCGTGGTCGTCGGCGAGCACCAGCCTGCGCGCGTCGCTGGAGTCGGCCATCGCGCCCATCGAGACGGATGTCAGGACCGAGACGGCTGCGTTTGATCGCTACGCTGCAGCGACGACCGCTCGATTCGCCGACCCTGACGGCAGTCTGCTCGCATGGGTCTATGCCGGGCCTGTCGATGGCCTCCAGCGCAAGTTCTGCCGCGAGGTCTACGGACTCGCCTGGACTCGTGACCAGGTGGTCGCAATGGACAATGGCATGCCTGGGATGCCGCCGGTCTTCTTTGGAGGCGGCTACAACTGCCGCCACCATTGGGTGCAGATGCCGATGGCCGCCGCGAATGCGCTCGGCATCCCACGAGCCACCGATGCCGACGCCGCCCGCGTCGGTGTATAGTGAGGCACCATGCGCAAGCTCATCATCGGCAAGCCGTACCTCCTATCCTGGCAGCCTGGGGCCGCTGGCATCGTGCCGCAGTCCGTGACGGCGACCCTCTACTGGTCGACGGGCGCGGTCAGCTACGCCATGGCTCGACAGTCAGGCGCGAGCATCTCGGCCATCGACTCGACGCGGACGCGACTCACGACGTTGTGGTCGTCGGGCGAGCCCCACATGGTCCCCGGAGTCCCGATCCAGGCGTGGATCGGAGAGAAGGCCTACGGGCAGGCCGCAGTCCGCATCATCCGCGTCGAGCATCCGTACACCTATCTTTCCGAGCCACTGCCGCGCGAGGTCAACGCGGTCGAGTGCCTCATCCAACTCCTGACCTGGCAGGCGAGCATCCCGGCCATCGCCATCCCGGCGACGCCGCAGCGCCCCGTGCTGCTCCAGTTCGCGTACTCGGCGACGGTGTCCGGCGAGACGACGATCCAGCGTGTGGAACGCGAGCCGGTCGCCGTGGTCTGGTCGGTCTTTGCGACGGGCCTGACCGACGGCGAGGTACTTCGCGGCGCTAACTGGGCGCGCACGCTGTACCAGCCCGGGACTAACGGGTATCAGGATGCTATCGACACGTCACTCGACACCCTCATTCGGCGGATCCGGCCAGAGCTGCCTAATGGCACATGGGAGGACCAGGTATCCGGCGAGCAGTTCCGCCGGGCGCATCTGCTCCTGACGCAGCTCACGCTGCTCGACGACATGGCCGGGCGTGGCCAACCTCGGCCCGAGCTACGCGCCACCATCGCCGAGGAGCTCGACGCCGAGCTTGGGAGATGCTTCCAGCGTCTCGAAATGCTCGACTACAACAACGACGGCGTGCTTCAGCCTGGAGAGGCGGCGGCTATCGGTGCGACGCCCATGAGCCACGTTCAGAACGCGGCGCTCGTCGACTTCGCGCGCCAATCGCTGCCGACCGTCGTGGACCGTCCGCGTATGGACGACCCGCGATGAGCATCAAGGTCCGGCCGCTCGGCACCGTTCCCACTTCCGTCTGGGACGTGCAGGCAATGGAGGCGCTCGCAGTGTCCGTGCGAGGTATCATTGTCGAGCGCACCCAGGTTCGAGGCATCGGCGAGGATGGCAACCCGCTGGCACCGTACAGCACGCGACCCATTACCATCTCGTTTGCCTCGGATACTGCAGCGCGGCTGCGGCCCAAAGGCGGGCTCCCTGACTACGGTCGCGGCCATCCTCGCAGGTCGCTGACGGCAAGCGGTCGGGCGCCACGGGGCAAAGGATGGGTCATCACCGGCCGCTATTATCCGGGCGGATACGCCGAGTATAAGCGGTCGTCCAGGCTCGGCCTGACCAGCAGGTCCGGCCGCGCTGGCGTACTCGTCGACCTGACGCTCTCCGGTCAGATGATGCGCGAGTTTCGCGTCCGCAAGACAACGCGCCTGTCGGCGATCATCGGCCTCACTGGCGAGGCCGCAATCTACGGCTCTGAGGTCAATGCGGCTCGGCCATGGATCGGGCTCGCAGACTCTGACGCGCCAGCTGTTGATGCGTCATTCGGGGCCATCGTCGCGGATGCGATGCGACGGGGGGAGCGGCGCAAGTGAGCCTCGCCGACATCATCGACACCGTATGCAGTGTGATCGAGTCCGTGACCCCGACGAGTGGACCGCACGTGCGGTTCCTGCGCGCGCAGGTCGAGGATTGGATGCCGCTGGAGGAGCAGGCCGGGATGCGGAGCCGACTGCTCCTCGTCGAGCCAGTCGGGGGAATCCTAGAGCCGCGCTATGTCGGCCTGACCCTGCACTATCCATCGCACGACCTGGTCGTCAGCGTGACATACGCTCGCGGCGACTACCGCGACCCGCATCTGATGGCGTCCGTGGCAGCCGAGGACTGCGCGAGCATCGTCACCGCGCTTGCACCGCCTACCTCGTGGTCTGCTGTCGCCACGAGCCTCTATCCGCTCCTGCCCGTCGAGCGGTATGACGTACCCGCCGCCGACGGCGGCAGGTACGCCACCATCTACAGACTACGGCTTCGCGCCGAGTGGGAGGTCTCATGAGCACTGGCATCAACAACGGAGCGACCTGTATGGTCGCGGAGGAATCCTCGTTTGGTTCGGTCGACGCGACCGATGCGCGTGCGCTCGACACGGCCACGCTCGCGGGCCTGACGTGGTACTCGCTGCGCGTCACCCAGGACGGATTTAGCGGCGCATCGACCGCGCTGAAGATGCCCACTGACGAGCGGTCGGATATCACGCTCGCGGGCGGCCGGCAGCCGCTGCGCGTGCTGACTGCCATCGATGCCAGCGGGCCAGTCCGCAGCATCACGGGTGACGTCGGCATCCCGATGGAGGCCCGTGGCATGGGGACCAATGTGCCTAGCGCCACTGGCCTCGGCGTGCTGCTCCTGAGCGGCTGCAGCGCCAAAATCGCCACGCCGGGTGCATCCGTGACTGCCACCTACGCTACCGCAAACACGTTCACGGTGCCGTCTGCGGCCGTGCTGTTCCCCGGCGACATCGTGGCAGTCGTCCAGACGGACGGCACGATGCGCGGCGTCAAAATCAGCGATGTCGGGGCCGGTGCGCCTGCCACGGTCACGACGGTCGAGCCCCACGGCATCCCGGCGGCGTCAACGGCGACCGTGCGCCTCTGCCATCAGTTCTTCATCTCGTCTGACGCCGTGCCCGATGGTGGCTCGGTCGCGGTGCAGTACGCTCCGCGCGACGGATACGACACCGTCATCGGCGTCGGTGCGCGACTGGCCAAGCTCGACATCACCGCCGGCCCGACCGGGGCCGTCAACATCGTGCCGACGCTGCGATGCGCCGACGGAACCTATGTCATGGCCCCTGTGGCGACCCCGACCGAACCACTCATGATCGGTGCATCGGGCTCGACGGCGCTGCGTACCCGGGTCGCTCCGGTGCTCGTGACCCAAGACCACAGCACCAGCTCTGCGCCCTACTCGGGCACGGCTACCACGCTGCCCGTGCGCGAGTGGTCTGTGTCTATCGAGTTCGACCTGGTGCCGGTGTCCGACCAGGGTACGCGGTCGCGCATGTCCGAGATGCGTGTCTCCTCGGCGACGCTCACCGGGTCGATGACCATCGACAGCCCGAGCACGACGAGCGCCGACGTGCGCGACTGGCTGCGCCTCTCGCAGAAGCGCACCGTCGGATTCTCCGCCGCTGGGGCGAACGCCGCGGGCAACGGATGCGGCGTCTGGGTCGGGAGTGTCGAGCCGAGCGAGGACCCCGGCTATACCTTCACGGCAAACGACCGGACCCAGGTCGTCCCGCTGCGCGCTGGTGACTACGCGGGCGACGGCTCGACGACGACTCCCACCGATGGCGCGAATACGCCGTGGGTTCTCTGGTTCGTGGCCTGACCCATGGCGTTCCAGCGCGCGAGTCGCGCGGGCGACCTGGCCCGCATCCCGCTTATGTGCGACCCCGACCTGCGGGCGCTCGTCGTATCGACGCTCACCGGCGCAGGCGACGAGGCCGACGCGCTCACTGAGCGCCTGCGTCTCGCCGTCGCGCTGTACCACGAGACGCTCGACCCTATGGGTGTGTGGGACGTGCTCGGTGGTCAGCCGGTCGGCGTGGCATACGCCACCATTCGAGGTCTGACCGGGGGGGAGTTCGCCGATGCGCGGCGCGCTGCTCTGCTCGCCGCTGGTACGGACTCGCAGGCGCACATCGAGGCCGAGCTGATTCGGCGCGGGCTGGTCGCGCTCGACGGGTTCGATGAGCGCCCGGTGGACGGCATGTACCCGGTCGAGGCCCTGTACGGTCCCGGCGGGCTCGGTCGGGATTGGGCCATGGTGCGAGCGGAACTTGCAGCCCGAATCGACGGATGGAGCCACTTGGGAAAACAGGCGGGCTCATCCTGCGCGCGCTCGTCAGGAGAGCCGATGCTGAGCGACGCGGCGCACACGTCCACTACTGCGACGCTCAGTGTGGCGGCGTCGTAGCTCGACACGGCGCGGACGAGATCGCGCCCGTAGACCTCGACCCTGAATCGCCGCAAGGCGAGTGGGTGCCAGGCCTGTCACTCTGGCCGGGTGGTGAGCGTGCGCCGTGGTGCCTCGACCACATGGCCCGGTCAGAGTTCATCGCGCACGTTCTGCGCGCGAAACAATGGTCGGATGCGGGCCAGTCCATCGGCGCGCTCGACTCGACACCTGGGTCGGTGGTCGACGCCGTGCTGACACTGCGGGCCGAGTGGGATAGAGTGCAGGCCGAGGAGACTGACCGCCATGGCGCTCGCACGCACCGAGATTGAGGTCACTGTCATCGGCGCGGATGTCGCCGAGGCGCAACTGCGAGCGGTTGCAGCCGCTGACGGGTCGGTCGCATCGTCGGCCTCTGCCGCCGCCACTGCCATCTCGAAGCAGGAGCAGGCGACGCAGCGCAGCACGCGAGCGCTTCAGGAGCAAGAGCGCGCCATCCGGCAGACGACCAACGCATTTGGCTCTGTCGTCACCGAGACGCGTCGATTCGACAGCATCATGAACACCTGGGTCACGGAGAGCACCAAGGTCGCTCAGTCCACGACCCAGGCCGGAGCATCCGTCGCACGATTCGGCGCCCAGGCCGCCGAGGCCGTGCAGCAGACCAGCGGCGCGAAAGTCGCGATGGAGGGCCTCGGCAAGGCGTTCGCGGCCCTGTCTCGCGCTGCCGCAATCCTGCCTGGCTTCGGCATCGCCGGACTACTGTTGGCCATCGGCGAGGGCGCAAAGGCGGCCTGGGACGCGATGTCCGGGCTCGGGGACAGCACACGGTCAACGTCCATCGAGATGCAGTACCAGGCCGCGCTTGCTCGCGAGCATGCGCAGTACCTCGACCAGCAGGCCGAGGCCGCGCGACGTGCAGGCCTGGCGATGACTGAGATGGGTGAGGCGTTCCTGTCGGCGCAGACCGGCGTCTCGATGGGCGCTGGCGGTCGTGGGTACATGCTGTCGGCCATCGTGGGCGACGAGCTGCAGCAGGTGCGCGAGGACAAGGGGAAGCTTCGCGAGGCTGCCGCACAGCTGAAAAAGGACCGTGACGCGCTCATGCGCGACTTCGAGGCGGCGGCCCTCGACTACGAGGGCACGATGGCCGGCCCTGCCATCCGCGCCGCGCTCGACAAGCGGGCCGCCGACCTCGCCCAAGAGGCCCGCCGAATCAAACAGGTCGGCGACTCGCTCCGCGACCGAGAGGTCGACCTCATGCGCGCTGCCAGGGGCGCGCTCGGTGGTCGAGACGAGGGGGCTGGCGGCGCTAAGGCCTCGCCCAGGCCAGAGCAGACGCTCGGCGAAATCGTCGGCGCTGTCGCTGGCGCCAAGTCGCCACGCCGCGAGATGGAGGCCGAGGCGCTCCGGGGCATCGATGCGATGTCCGCAGCGATGGTGCCAGAGCCGGACCCCGAGGCGTGGGCCAGATTCACGGCGCCGTATCGCGACGCATGGGACCAGATTACGGCCGGAGCGCAACTCGCCTACGACACCATCGGCGACATCATGTCGCAGCCCATCGAGGCGAGCCCGTTCGACGGCATGCTCCAGAGCATCGAGGCCGCATTGACGGGCCTGACCGCCGCGGCCTCGAACGTCGGAGCCGTCATTGGCCAGGTCGCCGGGACCGTGTCTAGCTCATTCGGCGCGATGGTCACGAACCTCATCACCAGCGGCGACGCCGGGGCGAAGCAAATCAAACGGGCCATCGGCAACGCGCTGGCGGCGCTATCGGCGCAGGCGCTGGGCAATTCCATCTACCTGTCGGCCATGGGCACAGCGGCGCTCATCCTCGGCGGCACGCTGCTCGGCACGTCGGCGCCGCAGTATTACGCCGCTGCTGGCGTCATGGCGGCCATGGGCGGCACGCTCGCACTCGCTGCTCGTGCGCTCGGCGCGGGCAAGATCGGCAGCGCATCCGCCAGTGGTGGCGGTGGCGGTGGGAGCCGAGGCGGAGAGCGCACCCCGAGCGCGGCTGATACGGGTCCGACTGGTCGAGCATCCGACCGGGCGCCACAACCCGTCGTGGTCTACATCGGCGAGGACGTGGTCACGCGCGGCGTGACGCAGGCCACGAGACGCCAGGATATGCGCGGCGGTATCAGCGAGCCGCGCCTCGCAGTGGCGGTGTGAGATGACAGTCGCAGCACTCCTCGTAGGCCTCGACGCATCGGCATGGGCTGGCGTGTCCGTGTTCACTATCGGCGGCTCAGTGGTCGCAGTCCCGGCCATTGCGAGTATGCACAACGGGGCGCACTACCCAGACGCCGTCGCGTTCCTGAACGGTTGGTCGGCGGCTCGGTCGCTCTCGTCGCAGATTGCCGCGCAGTGGACTGCGGCGGGCGGCGCAGGCACGCTGTCTGCTGGCATCGATGCAGCGAGCCGGGTCTACGTGCGACTCACCGGCGGCAGCTCGGGGTCGTTTAGCGTCACTCCAGGCGCGTCTGATCCATGGGGATGGGGCGGTGTCGTGACCAGCGTCGCCGCCGCAGGCGCGCAGGTCGCGACGGCACCTAGTCCCTGGTCGAGAGGCACTGCGTATCTCGACAGTTCGACGCAGTTTACGATTGCGAAAGGCGCAACCTCGATCAATGCCGCACTATATGGCGGCACGCACCAGGGTATCCCGACCGTGATGCTGGCACCTGGCACCGGAGATGCCGACGCCGTGACCTCGTGTCTCGAGGACTGGACCAACGACGCCCGCGACAACATCACGCGCCGCATCCGATGGTGCATCGACGGGTCCGGTCGAGTCGTCGCCTCGTGGCCGACGGCGACGGGCTGGTCACTGACGTGGACCGACACCGCGTTCATGCGCTGGCTCGGTTTCGACGGACTGGAGTTAGAGGTCGATTCGGCGGGTGTGCGTAGCCTGACCGCAAGCTACGTCGCACCACGGACGCTCATCATGCGCTCTGGCGTCGAGGTCGCGAACCGCTCGACGGAGACAGTGGGCTCCGCGCTCGACCTGTCGTCAGGCCGCGTCGCCGGTCGCCTCGTGTCGACGTGGCGAGAGCTAACGATGTCGGCGCAGCTACAGGGCGGCGTCGGGGTTCCCATCGCGCAGGCTGGATATGCAGACGAGGAGATGGTGTTCCACGCTCGCGTCGCGCCATTCCTGGCGCCGGGCGTGAGGGTGACGCTCTGTCCGCAGTGGTCAGACCCGCGCGTCGGATACTCCATCCCTGACCAGGTCGAAGACGGCGTGCAGGTCGCGGCGGCGTCGGCGGTCTACCGCTCCGACGTCGGCGGCATCACCGGGCGGCATCGCTGCCAGGCATCGACGAGCATGGACCGACGCATGACCACGACCTACGCGACCGGAGTCCCGCGCGTCGTGACACGCATTGGAGCGACGCTCCGAAGGATGCCACGTGGCGAATAGCATCCCCGCCGCACCAGTCGTGCCCGATGTCGGGCTGCTGCTCTCTGGCCAGTCGCTCGACTCGCAGAGCATCTCGCCGCTTGGCGAAGCGGCTAACTGGCTCGCGAGTCGCCTCGGCTCGGCGACGCCGCGCGTGCTCCAGGTGTACCCCGTCGAGGGCGCCTCGGCTCCTGGTCAGTCGGTCTGCATCTACACGGACACGACCCAGCGCCAGGTCGCCGAGTGGCGCATCCCGGCGACGCGGGTCGCGACCTCGGTCGAGTGCTACCTCTACGCCATCAGCACGGCCATCACGTCGACCGTCCGATGGGACAGTGTGGCCGCTGGCGACAGCGTGACGACGGCCATCGGCAACAGCTGGTCGCTCGTGCAGGCCTCGCTCACCATCGACACGGCGGCGGGCTACGAGACGATCCGCATGTACCTCGACGTCGGCGCGGCTCCTGCTACTATCCAGGTCGGCGCAGTGCTCGTGATGCTGCCGCCAGAGGCCGCGCTCACGTCGCCGTACTGGGTCGAGCCGTTCGACGGCTCCGAGCTAAGCATTGACCAATCGCTGAATGCCGAGCAGGGGCGGCGCCTGCTCTCCAGTCTGCCGACGATGAGAGAGGGAGCGCCGCACGTCTACTGGTCCTGGTCCGGGTTCGCACACGAGGCCCTGACCGACCCGCAGTCACGGTACATGGTGGCATGGCCTCATGTGATGCCGATGCTCGTATGGGCCGACACGGCGCGCGAGGACTGGACGTGTGAGATCCACGTCCGCGTGCAGCAGGGCACGCTGCCGCAGACCATCGTCGTCCACTGCCAGGGCTCGACCAGCGATCCGTTCTTTCGTTCGACGGCCATCTCAGTCCCTGTCGGGGCGTCCGTGGTGTGGGTGACTGGATCGATTAGGCTGCCAACGCAGCGGAGCACCGCGCGCAACATGCCCGCCGGGTGGGAGTCCATCCTCGTCAGCGTATGGCCCGAGCCGTCACGCGCAGGAGCGGTCGACGAGTGGTCGCGGGTGCAGGGCGAGACGCCTGACCAGCTGTCGTCCCGCAGCATCATGTCCATCTGCATGTGGGGCGTCTGACATGGGCTCGCCAGTCTCTCCTCTGTGGGCACCGCCACCAGCGGCGAGTGTCGTGGCGTGGCAGGCTGTCACCGCGCGACAACTGCTCGGCGCAGCCAACGCGCTCAATCATCTCACAGGTATCCAGGCGCGCGGATTCGCGCCCGCGTCGGTCTACCAGTCCGCGAGCTACGCCAGCGGCGCGAATCGGGATGTTGGCTGGCGTAGCCAGGAGCCGAGCTTTTTCGGCTCTATCGTCGTGCCGTACTTCTGCCCGCCGGGAGTCGAGCTGCTCCATCTGGTCGGCGTGGCGCTCTCCAGCCCGACACCGAGCACTTCACACCCCGAGATGACCATCAGCATCGAGCAACAGTCGGGCGCATCCATCGACATCGGCGCGACCTGGACCCTCGACGCTGGCACGCTGCCCGGTCGTCAGGTCGGCACCGAGCACTATGACGTCCTGCGGCCCTACGTCATCGAGAGCGGCGCGCGATTCTCGACGCTCGACCCTGTCGCGGCGACGCCGAGCGGACCTCGTCGTATGTACGTCGGCGGCAACGAGGACTCCATCGTGCTCATCCGGGTGTCCCTGCTGCGTGCGACGCTCGTCTCGCTCTGCGTCATCCCACTGCCACCGGAGGCAATCTGATGTCGTCGTGGACGTACCTGGACCGCCGTCGCGTGGCCTGGTGTATCCAGGTCGACGGTCTACCGTTTCGCATGTGCTCCTCAGTCGGCCCTGGTGCATCGGTCATCGATGGCCGGCTGTACGACTACACCGGGGCGCTCGTGCAGTCGCCGGTCGACCTCATCGACGCCGTACTCGACGTCGGACCCATCGATGGCACGCTCGACGACGTGTCGCCGGTCGCGTCGCAGTCGCCGGTCGAGGTGTCCGTGCTCGCCTACGGTGCGCGTCGCGCTGATACTGGCGCCACGGTCGACCCGATGTCCATGCTGTTGCGCGTCGCAGGCAGGACTGCCGCGACGCAGAGAGTCAAGCTCGTGTCGCCACTCGACCACGCCGGCGCCGGCTCAGGCCCGGTCGATATCCAGGTCGCGTCGGACGTCAGCGGCTGGACGACTCCAGGTCCGATCCACATCGGTCAGGAGGTCCTGTGGGCTACGTCGACCAGCACGGTCGGCGGATACTGGTTCGTCGGCGCGACCCGTGGCGCTGACCTCTGGGCGACGCAGACGCACGCCGTCAATCCGACCCAGGGCGAGCAGCCATGGGTGACGAGCGAGGTTACGACCTGGCGCGGTCGCCGAGCGACCATCTACGTCAGCGCGCTCGACGAGGCGGGCTCGGCGCTCGGGTGGGTCCAGTATTGGGCCGGGCTGCTGGACTCGGCACCGACCTACGACGGACGGACCATCAGCCTGCGGATTGCCCCGCTCACTGCCGCCATGAGCTACCGGCTCGGCGTCGGCACCGAGGCGCGCTCGACGACGAGCGTACCGGGCGCGCATCTGCTGACGACTGGCATCGCCGACACCGTGGACTGGATCGTGTCGTACTCGCTCCGGCGCATCCCGCTGACGATGACCGCCGTCAACATCGCATCAGGCGCCGTCACGCTCGACGCGACCTCACAGGCGATCATCGCGACCCTCAGCAGCGTGCGCCTGGTGACGGCATCGGTCGACCGCCCCAACCCAATCCAGGGCAATCCGATTGGCTACACGTCGCCGGACCTGCTACTGGAGCCAGGCGGCGCTCAGGTGACACAGTTCGCGGCCGCTCTGGCAGCGGGCAGGGATACCGTCTACATCAGCGGCGACGTTGGAGTCCACTCTCCGCTCAGGCTGCTCGACCCGGCGCTTACGTCCGAGGTCGTAGCCTGGCCCGACCGGCTGCTCGCCGTCGTCAACGAGCCGCAGGCCTGGCAGACCACCGTGGCGTGCTGGTCCGACCCCGACGCGCTCGGGCTCCAGCCGCGAGATGCGCGGGCGCAACTCAGTAGGCCAGGTGCCGAGTGGGACGTGTGGGCCTATCTCACGGAGGAAAGCATCACATGGCCTGCCGAGGTCGCATGGGTGCGTGGCGGTCGAGCATGCCGGGCTGGCTGGCTCATCGGCGAGACGGATGCACAGGTACGCTCACGGCGGCTGCCACAGCGCGCCATCGTGCGCGAGGACCGAGCAATCACGGTCGTCGGAAACCGAGTCGGCGACCCCGACCTCAATCACTACCCGCACCAGGGGCCGGCCTGGTGGTGGTATCAGTCGGGCGAGCCGTACATCGGCCCGTGGCAGGATGACGTCTACACCGGCAGCGGCACGCCGCAGCTACTAGAGATCACAGGCTCGGGAGAGACGCCCGTCCGTATCTGGATCACTGGCAGCATCAGCGACACGCACCCGACCACGGGCGACACGGTCTATTGGTACGAGGTCCAGGAGCCCGACTCTGCACCGTGCGTGCTCTCGCTCGAGGATGACCCGCCGCTGACCTGCCAGGTGGTGGCCGCCGCCTACGGCAGCGAGCCGATGGAGTACGTGGCCTCGTTGCTCATGTCGGGCGTCGGCAATCGCGACAACGGCCTCGCCGACAGCCTGCCCATCGGCGCGAACCTGCCAGGGACGGGCGTGCGCTACACCGCATTCGCCGGATTTGTTGGGCCGCCTGCCCTGAGTGGTCAGCGGTACGAGGCCCTCCGGGGCAAGACGATCAGCGAGCAGACAACCGGACTCATGCTCGCGTGCGGCGTCCAGATTGCGCAGGTCATCGGCATCGATGGCGTGTGGCGGATCGAGCCCGTCGCCATGAGTGCAGCCGACGCAACCCAGGTCGTGCTCTCCATCTCCGACGATGACCTGGTCGTGACGAGCGGCCGCGCGCCCGTATCGGTGGTCTACGACCAGCGCACCGTGCGGTCGTATGTGGTCAGGCTCAATTACCGCGCAGCGGTCAGTGCGGACAAACCCGACGAGGTCATGATCAACACGAGCACCGAGCGCAACGACGCTGGCGCTGACTCTGGTCAGCCGCTCGTGCTCGACCTGCCAGGGGTCCAGATTGCATCGGCCGGCGGTCGAGCAGCCGCCGCCGCCGAGCTTGTCAGCGACATCAGAGCGCGCATCGGTTCGCCGCGACTGCGGTGGGTGATGACCATCAGAGCCGACAAACCGGACGCCATCCGACTGGGCCTCGGCTCCATCGTGCGCCTCACGTCGACATGGGCTATCGGCATCGACCCGACGACGACCGCGTCGAATACGCTCTGCCGCGTCGTCGGCATGCGACGCGACCTCGTCGAGAACACCCTGCGCCTCGAACTGCGGCCCTATGGCGGTATCGCTGGCGGCTGGGCGCAGAGCGCGACCGTCCACAGCGTGCTCTCGCCGACGGTGCTGCAGATCGAGCCCGACGACTACAGCGACGCCGACATTCAGTGCTTCACAAGTGGCGACTACGTCGTCGTCTTCACGCCCGGGGCATGGTCCGCCAGGACAGCCTGCAAGATCGCGACCGTCAACACGGCGCTCAATCGGCTCGTGTTCGCAGCTCCTCACGGCGCTGCTCCAGGCGACATCATCCACGCCGACGCCTACACGACCGTCACCACGTCGCAGCAGGGCCAGGCGTATCTAGCCGACGCTGGAGTGCTCGACGTATCCGACCCGGGTCAGATCATCGCCTGACAGGTGCGCGCCCATGGCGTGCGTGCTACCGTGCCATCATGTCGCAGCCGCTCATCATCGATGCCGTCCTGACCTGGCGCGAGCTTGGCCCGGATGCTCGTCGCGCACTGCTACGCATGCAGCACGGCGAGCCACCTGGCATGACCGCCGCCGAGTCGCTCTATGCGGCCGGGTGCATCCGACCGCGTGGCACCTCATGGGAGATGACCGCGCACGGTCGCGATGTAGCGTCATCAGCAAGTTGTAGCCTATGTTGTAGCCTATGATGGTGTCGCCGCACTTTAGCGCCGGCGAGCTTACGCTCGGGCGCGGCTGGTGGCCTGACGACCCGGCCGGCGAGCTGGCGCGGTATCAGTACCTCGCCGTGCATGTGCTGGAGCCGGCGCGAGCGCTGCTCGGTGTCCCGATGCGCTGCCTGAGCGGCGCCAGGCCTGCCGAGCACAATGAGGGCGGCCGGGCATCGTCGATGCACCTGCCACCTGTGCAGCGCGCGGTGGCAACCATGCGATTCATGCGCGAGCCACCTGAGCGACGGGGCGCCGCGCTCGACTTCGTGGCGTCGGGCCTGCCATGCGACGAGGTATTCCGCCGCCTCGACGCAGCGCAGAGAGACGGGCGACTGCCACCTGGCGGCCTGTTCTGGTATCCGCCGGACGTGGCCAATCCAGGCCTAGTGACCGGCCGGTTCGTGCACATCGACTTCCGCCCCAGCGGTCTTGCACGCGAACAACGACTCATCCCCCCGAGGTAGACATGCCAAGCAGCATCCCCGACATCGACGGCAGCGAGTGCGCGTCACTCCTCCCGATCACCATCAGCTCGACCGACTGGACGACGACCGCGTCCGATGACTTCTTCTCGTTCGCGTCTGGCCTGGCGCTGGCGGCCAACCGACGCCTCGTCGCGGTCATCGTGCGCAACTCCAGCGCATCCGGGTCCGTCTGGATCTCTGGTCGGAGCGACCTGACGACCGAGTCGCCTGCGACGGTACAGGGCGCGGTCGAGATCGCACACGGCGAGAGCCTGACGCTCGGGCTCTACGGCACCGGAGCCACGACGCTCGCATATGCGGGCGATGTCGGCTCGACCTGCACCATCACCGCCACGTTCTGGCCCACCTGATAGGAGAGGCTCATGTCCACGTCACCAGGCTACAGCACGCTCCGAGGCGGCGTCGGTCCTGCCGGGCCTGCCGGCCCTGCTGGTCCGCAGGGAATCCAGGGCGTCCAGGGCGAGCAGGGGCACCAGGGTATTCAGGGCGTCCAGGGCATTCAGGGTGTCCAGGGTGAGCAGGGCATCGCCGGCACTCCTGGTGCCGATGGCGACCGATACGCCACGACGAGCACGACCTCGCTCACCCTGGCGAACGGGACGCAGACCCTGACCGTAGATCTGGACCTCGACTACACAGTCGGTCAGCCGATCATCATCGCCTACGACCTAGACCATCACATGCACGGGCTGATGGTGTCCTACGACGCCGCGACCGGCGTGCTTGTGGTCGACGTGTCGCAGCACACTGGCTCGGGCACCTATGCGAGCTGGTCGGTCAATCTGGAGGGCGTCGCCGGTGTCCAGGGACCGCAGGGTATCCAGGGCGAGCAGGGACCGCAGGGCGTCCAGGGCGAGCAAGGAATCCAGGGTGAGCAGGGAATCCAGGGAGAGCAGGGCGCTCAGGGTATCCAGGGCGCTCAGGGTATCCAGGGCGAGCAGGGTATCCAGGGGCCAGTCGGCCCTGCTGGGACGACGCTGGTCACCGGGCTCACCGACCGATACGAGCGGCTACCGTCGCAGACCTTCTCCGAGTATGCGCAGGCAGGGGCGATCGCCGGCTCGCCGACTCGCGACATCCAGACGGCCATCGACGCGACGACCGCAGGACCCGCCTATCAGGTCATCGTCGGCCCCGGCTCCTACGGCGGCGCGACGGTCACGATTCCGGCGGGACGCAACAACATCAGCATCATCGGCCCGCAGGCTGGCGACTTCGGCGGGACTGTTGCGTCGCTGTCCAGCGGTCGCGGTCTGACCATCGGAAACAATGCCGTCCGCGTGCGCCTCGTGTCGCTGCAGATCGAGGGGCTGACCACCATCTCGACTACCGGCGCCGGTGTGCATCGCATCGAGCAGTGCCAGCTGGAGGGCGGCCTGACCATCGGGGCAATCAGCGCAACCATCTACGTCGTCGGCTGCACCCTGGGCAATCTGACCGTATCGGCGGGGTTCACGGGTCTGTTGCTCCTCGACCGATGCTTGTTCAATCCGGGCAGCACGATCACGAACAACACCCTGCCCACGCGGCTGCTCATCAGCGACTCGGCCGGACTGGCTGCGGCGCCGGTGAGCAGTGCGATCCTCAATGGCCGATTCCAGAACGCTGCGGGCTCCACGACGTATTACGCGGATGGGGCCGCGCTGCTGAAAGCGCCGCTCACCTCCATCAACGGGCTGACCCCTGCCGCCGACCGAATCGCCTACTACACCGGGGCGAGCAGCGGCGCGCTGGCGACCCTGACTGCGTTTGCGCGCACGCTCCTAGACGACGCAGACGCAGCGACGGCGCGCACCACGCTTGGGCTTGGCACCGCGGCGACCGTCAACACGGGCACGGGCTCGGGCAATGTCCCGGTCCTCGACGGGTCCGGCCGGCTGCCCGCGGTTGACGGCTCGCTGCTGACCAACCTCCCCGGCTCATCGCCCTATGCCGCCGACGTGTGGGATTACGAGTGGAGCGCCGCCAGCGGCACCACGATGGAGGCCGATGGGTGGACCAAGACCGGGACGCTCGCGGACACGTCGTCCACGATTGGCGCCTACACCGCACGCCTGCTGACTCCGACTGCGAACAGTGGCGCGGCCTACATGAGCAAGACCATCGTCACCGGAGTCGGCGGGCTCGCTCCAGTGACGGGCATGAGCATCGCGGGGTCTTTTGAGCTGCGTGTCCTGTGCCAACTGCCAGCCAGCACGAGCGCGAACATCGTGCATGCGTTCGCGTTCTGCATGGCGGCCGGCGGAAACCAGTTCATCCCCGCGGTGACCTCGACGGGCCTCTGGGCCTCGAGCGGGGCCGGGAGCCTGACCTCGCTGGTCCTGACTGGCGGACTCCCCAATCGCAGTCTGTGGCTCACCATCCGATGTGCGAATGGTGTCTCGTCAGGCACGACGGCGGCCACGAGCTACACTGAGGTCTGGGCTGGTCCAGTCCGAATCTGGACGGGCCTGAGTTCGACGCCATGGGCCAGCTTTACGGCTGGCAATGAGGGCCTGCTGCGCATCGGCCGCATCGTAGGCCCCGGCAGCGGCGGCAACGTCGATGCGGTCGCTGTGTCGTCCATCCGGTGGCGTGCTGGCTGGAATCAGGCGCCCGTGGACTACACGATGCGCGCATTGCGCGGGTCTGTCGGGCCGTGACTGACCCTCATGCAGAGCCGAGGCGCCTGGTCCTGTCGCGCGAGCGATGGAGCCGCACCGTCCTCGTCGGCCTCGCTGGTATCGCCGGGCTCACTGTCCTGGGCGTGGCGGCGCTCGTCACTGGCCAGGCAGACGGCGCGACGCTCGGCGCGGTCGTCGCTGGCATCTCAGGCTGCGTCGGAGCCGTCGCAGGCCGAGCGGCTCAGGCTGGCAGCTCGGGCTGAGTCGTAGCATCATGGCCGTATGAGCACGCTCGCCACAGCACCGCCCCCGTTCGACCCGCCAGACCTCCCCGTCGCGTGGTCGGCCCTAGGCGCGGGCGTGATGCCGTGAACATCCTCCTGCGCATCGTAGACCTGGCGATCGAAGCCGACCGCCGGCACGTCCTGCTGAAGCTCCGCGCCGAACTGGCCCGAGAGCGTGTCGAGCGTGCGGCGCTGCGGGCGGAACAAGCGCGACTCGCGCTGCAGGAGTACGAGGACGGCATCCGCGCCGTCCGCAGCGCGCGGGATGGCTGCCTGTGATGCTCGCTCCCGTCCTCGCCGCTGCCGTGTGGGGCGCGTGCCCGGCGCACATGACCGGCGACCCGTGGCCCGTGCCGGCGCAGGCTGGCTGCCCCGTGCCGGTCGCCGGGCTCATCTACCCCTACGAGCACGCCGACCAGGACCGCGACGCCGTGCACGCACTCGCAGACGCCGAGCGCGAACTCGCGGTGACGCGCGACCTGCTCGTAGAGTTTCGTGACGAATGGTCTCCGCTGGTGTGGTTCGGCATCGGCGCTGCGGCGGGCGCGGTGGTCGCCTGGGGCGTCGTGGAGGGGGCGAGATGATGGTCGACATCGGCGAGCTTGTTCGCACGCTCGGAGCCCTCGTGGGCATCATGGTCGCGCTGATGGGCGGGTTCGTCTGGCTCGTCGATTCGATGCTCGGGCGCAGGCTGACGCCGATGCTGCAGGCCATCGACTCAGTCAATCACGCGCACG